GTCTGTAACACTATAAACACTATAGTTATCAAAGATACTATGATCTCTGGTATCTCCTTCACTTTCTTTCAATACAGCTAAAGCCTGTACTTCATCAACTTGATGAAATTTATGTAAAATATCAGAAGCCAACATTCTGTCTTGAAAAATTCTTGAAGCTCTAATTGTAATATATCTTCGAGCTGCTTCAGGTATTTCTGTAAATTCTAAATACCAAACTATATCAGTTTCTACTGTTGGATCAGTAATTGTATAAGTATGATTTGTTCTATCCCAGAATTTTCTAGCACGTTCTACATAGTCTTTAGATGCACTAGCTCCTGAAGTATCTATGCGTAATATGTTTGCTGCTAGTTCTATTTGATTTGAAGAATTGGGAGTGAGTTTATATCTGGTATCTGTATTGAAATGCCAACCAACGCTTTGTACTTCTCGACTTACATTGTCAAGAATTTGTATTGCTATTGAAACATCAGTTGTTGTTGAGGAAGTTATGCTGTTGACTGGAGTTTCTCCAATCGAAGTCATCATAGTGTTAACTGCTTCTAGTTTTGTAGTTACTGTTGCCATAATTTTAATTAATTTCTAAAGTTGCACCAAAGGGCGGTTTAAGTCTCCCGCTACCGCCCTCTGATTTTGTAAGAACAAAGTAATATAAAATTACGCTGTTCTAATTTCCCAAGCTGCGTCAGGACGAAGAACTCCGTGTCCCATAGCATATTTCGCTACAAGTAAAGTTCCTTGTCTACGCACATCGTATTCCATCTCAACAGATAGGTCGAGTAATTTTACCGTTCCTGCTGCTGATTTGTGCCAAGCTACGCCAGCCGTAGGAGCATAGTCTCCTCCCAACGTCCCATCAGAACCATCTAATACTCCAGATGTAATGTTAGTTGAAGGTAAGTTGTTAGTTTTAACAATACTTACTCCTGCTACTTTTAATACTTCACCTTCAGCGTAAGCACCTTTTCCACCCCAGTCTCTATTTATAACATTAGTAGTTTGTACCAAGTTATAATATGTTTCTGGATTTACTGCTACATACCTATCGTTTTCAGGTATATTGTTTTCGTCCATTTTTTGGGCTGCAGAAAATATAGTTGCTGCTGCTGATGATCCACTGGTAACAAAGTCCGCATCAGTAAGTTGAACACCTATTGGTTGTGGAGCTGCTGCTGCCGTTCGTGAAGCATTGATTAGTTGTTGATAAACGTGCTTGTCCATAACTTGAGCCAAAGCATTTCCACACTCTTTTGAGTATGTGCTTCTGACATCATAATGGTTCTTCGCTTCGTCTATCTTCGCAATAAATACTGGAGCAATCAATAAACCTTGTATTGATATATTCCGTTCATTATGCGTGATTGCAGTGCCAGTAATTTCAGCTCCAGCAGTATGATATTCTGCTGTTGCTTTTCCCATAATTGGGAATTGTGCTGATTGACCGCTACTGATACTACGAACAACGTGCTTGTCTAAAGTCGTTTGGGCATCTTCAAATGCTGTCAACACTTCACCAGCAAATACTTTTAAAAATAATGCTGTTGTTGAGCCCGTCGCTGCCGCTTGACCTAAATTTGATACTGTGGCATCTGCCATAATAATCTCCTTTAATTTAGACTGTTATATGATTAACTTTATATGATCTATAAAAGTAGTATCAGTATTATCCTCCTCGAAGGGTAAAGTCTTATCTTTTACTTTTTTTAGGCGTAATCACTTAACCTAAATTCTATATAATAGTAGAACGTGAAAGTTTTTCTTCAACTTGCTTTCTAAATGCTGGATCTTTCTCATATTTCGGATCAGACATATCAGCTTTAACTTGAGCCATACTTTCATATCTAACTCCAGTAGAAGCCATAGCATTTTCGCCTACTGTTAAATTTGGTTCTTTAGTATTTGACATATATCTACCAAACATACCTTTAATTGTATAAAGGGCAGTGTGGTTATCTTTTGCAATACCGTCATTAAACATTTTAACTTCATCGGGAGAAAGAGTATCTTTCACCCAAGTAATCATTTTATCGTAGTTATCTTTACCTCCAGCACTTTCATACGCTTCGTCTTCAAACTTTAATGCGACAGCTTTAATGCCTTCAATATAATTATCTACATAAGATTTAGGTAATCCTGAATCTTCAAGTTTTTTGAAAGTATCTTCACTTAATTCTCCATTTTCTTCAAACTCTGCTTGAACACCAGCGAAGTCTACACCTTTTAATCCTTCAACTTTAGTTTCAGCTTTAAGATTATCAGGTTTTTTACTTTCTTCTGGAGTACCTAGTTTCTTTTCTAATTCTTGGTAAGACTTAACTAATTCTTCTTGTGTATTAAATTTACCAAGTATTTTTTCTTTAGGGGTTTCTACTTTCTTTTCTTCTACCTCTGTTTCAGTAGGAGTATTTTCTTCACCCGTGTCTATATCTAAAGTATTTGTATTTTCAGATTTTTTCACCATAGCGTCAATATGCTCTTGCGTATCAACTTTTTCATCTACGGGTATTTTTACTGTGTTTTCATCAGCCATATTATGCTCGTCCTCTTTCCTTTTCTTTTTGGATTTGTCGTTGTTGATCTCCCTTAACTGTGTCTCTTATCATACCCATACCTTCTTTTGCTACTTGTGGTGCTACTTGATCTTGTAATGCCTGTTGTTGTGCAGCTTGTTGCTCTTGTGCTAATTGTTCATCAGATTTAATCAAGCCGTCCATATCAACACCTAATGATGTTCCAATTCTTTTTATATATTCACTTATATTTAATGAAGATAAGCCTGATTCTCCAAATGGAGCAATCTGTTGAACAAATGTATTTAATCTTTGTAAATCTGTACTTCGACCTAATGCTTCTAATCCTGTAACAATTTTAGGTCTAACTTGTCCTTTTGGTAAAACAGGAAGTCTTTTCTTCTTCTCCATTTGAAACATTAATCTATTAATTAATGGTAATTGTAATTCTTGAGATAATAACGAGTAAAGACCACCTAGACTATCATCTAATTCTTGACTTACATATTCAATTTCTTTTGCTGTAACTCTTTCAGCATCTCTTTGAACTGACGTATTCAACATAAACGCAAACTGTAATCTATCTTGAATAAGTTTCATTGTTTGAAATGCAATATTAAAGTCAGCACCTTTGTTAACTTGAAGGGTTGTTACATCTTCAGCATTTCCTTCTCGTATTGCACCGTTTGGACTTTCAGATAAAGTTTTAAGTCGGGTACTTCCGTTGGGTTTCACTAAAAATAAAACTTTACTTGCTGCTGCTGATCCCTCAACAACTGCTCTATATAACGCCTCTAAACTACGAAGATCGCCAATATACTCCTCGATAAAACCTCTACCCCAATCTTCATTGTCGATTGAAGTATAACGTAAAGGAATAAAAGGGGACTTGTCCATAGGGTAAGTCCCTTCACTGTCAGGTAGGATTGTATCAACTACCTCTTGGTGGACAGTCCACCTTTTACCATCACTACTACGTCTTACGTAGGTGAATATGTCAATAGTGTCTTCATAAGAAGAATTAACTTCTCCTTTGATAATTGCTTTAACTTCTTCACTAGCTGAATTAGGACTAACTGTATCTTTTGTTATAATTTCTAATACATTTCCTACATCATCTCTTTTCATTACATACCGATCTATATGATAAACTTTCATTTTAAGTTCGGGTGTAATATAAAGAAGGCAATTTCCTGCAACTATTAAATGTTTTAACGCTTCAAAAATTGTTGTTCTAAAATTATTAACTTCCATTTCATTCATTACTACTCTTTCTATGGAAGCTAATGCTTTTTCAAATTCACCTTTCATTCCACCCTGTCCAGCAATTTCAGCTAATGTAAATTCATCTATTGCTAATCTAAAAAACGGAGTGTTTGGTGGTAATAATGCTAATAATAATTTACTAGCTAAATTGTTTGTGCCTCTCGCACCTATACCTTGATATGGTGTATAAAGTTTTGTGGTGTTAGAGTGGGCATCTCTTGGTATTAAAGAAGGTATCGTAAATTCAGCACTATCTCTTGCTCTTTCTAAAAAAGGCAATCGTAAAGTTTCTAACTGACTATAACGACCTTTTACTGATTGTTCTGCCATTTGTCTATGGTACGTTTGCTCCAGTTCCACCACCTAAAAATGCACTATCCAAAGCAATACGCAAAGCTCTCTTTCCATATCGTCTTCTCGCTACCGAAGTATTATATTCTGCGGTTCTTGGAGCAGACGGAGCTGTAGTACGAATCTTCGTACCTGCTGCATTTATTATTGTTGCTGGAGGAGCTGGTGTTGGAGGAGGAGGCGGTATTCTAGGTGCTCTAAAAATTGATCCACACATCTATAATATATCTCCTATTGTTTTTCTGTTTAACACGTTTTTATTTTGATCGGAAAACTTCTGTTTCAAGTGTTTAACAACACTCGCTTGACCAGACTTAAACCAAACTTTTCGTTCATTATCGTTCATATCTGGGCTTTTATCGGGAAATTGTTGCTCTAAATAATTGATTAATTCTTGAGTAATATCCATAAAGTTATCCAAGAGAGCAACCAAAAGGTAGGTTTTACTTAAAATTTATATGTAAGGGGGATTTCTGTGATTTTCAGAATATTTTTGGTAGGTATAACCATTGTATTCCCTCCTTCTTCTATGACAAATTCTTTTTTATCTTCATCAAAAGAAAGATCAGAGGTTAATACAAAGGCATCATCTGTTTTTTTAATTTGAAAACCAATGCTACAACAGACGGCAGGTAGCATAGTTTCGATTGTTGTAATATCTTCCCAAGTTGTTGAACTGTTTGCGTCCTCCCAAAATACAAAAACTAATTTATATTTTATCGGGTTTTTTCTCAACCACTTCAGAAGTAATTTTAGCAGCTTTTTCATTTAACATTTTCTCCATTTCAGGGTTAACTTCTTCCACAGTAGAACGAACTGTGTTTGTACCAATAATTTTATGTGTTGCTTTAGCAGTTATTGGGAAAACTTTATCAGATAAATCTGGAGTTTTAGCATAAAATTCATCTTCTATTAGAATATCTATATTCTTCCAAATTTTCTTTTTCCAATGTTTAATGTCGTGGTCTGCCATCTTGACCAGTAGGTTTTAGTTCTTCGATAACTTGCCTTAACTCACAGCTAATGGCAGCATAGCCAGCACCATCAACATAATCATCTTTATTATAATCACCAGCTTGTCGTCTAGCTACTTTAGCTAATTCAAACAAATCAGCAACCATATCAGCACGAATAAATAATTCTTTACCAAAACGATTAGTTAAATAAGCCGACCACAAACGTCCTATATTTATATGATTAACTAATTTATCTCCGTGAATTTCTTGTCTCTTACCAGTAATAATTGTACTGGCTTCTTCTAGCACATCTTGTGCTTTTATTTTTGAATCGTCCATAATTTAGGTTTCTCCTTTTTAAAGTTATAGTCCGTATGCCGAAGTATTCTCGCCACTCTAGCTTGGATTAAAGCATCTTTTTCTTTTAATCCTTCGCCCTCATAACACTTAACAATAGTTTTCCAATAGTTCTTCGATACAGATAAAACTCTATGAGTTTTTACCTCACCATAAGACGGACAGCCTTTATAGTTATCTACTGGATCACCTGTTAAAATTTGTGAATAAAAATTATAATCAGCTTCTTTTTTAGAAACTTTAAAAAATTCTTTTGTTATTGGATTATAATGTAAACCTATAATTTGTTTTAAATCTTTATCTGTTGATACAATTATTTTAGTTCCTTTAATAATTTTAGATGTACCTAAAATACCTAATACATCATCAGCTTCAAGAGTAGGTTTAATATAAATTTTAAAATTCTTTTTCATATACTCTTTACAATATTTAAGAGTAAGTGGTTTTCGTTGTTTAATTCTATTGGCTTTATAATCAGGAAATATATCTTTTCTAAAATTAGCTTTATCAGAAAAAGCAATAAGAACATTATCACATTGAGTATCTTCTTTTAATGTAGAAAAATATTCATCAATTAATTGTCTACACTCGTGTTCATCAGAGTGTAATGTCCAAACTTCATTTTCCCACCTTATAGGTGTTTCAGTTCTAAATGCTATTTGATACGCAACTATATCTCCATCTACTAATAATGTACTACTCATTAATATTCCTCTTTCATTTGTTTTTAAAAATTACAACCATTAAAGGTTTAATATAACCAACTCTATTAATATCTGGCTTTCCATCATCGTGTCCAAAACGGAAACCTTCTCTTGATGGTTTTTGTAAAAATCTAATTTCACAATTAGGATTATGATAAATCCATTCGTGAAAATATTTACTATGAACTGAAGCAGGTAATAAACATACTCCTGTAAAATTTTTAGTTTCGTACGCTTTTTTAACCCAACGCCAAATGTTAGTATCAAATAGAGGGTGTATATAAGCTACTTCTCCACTCCAATCTTGTTTTAATCCATCATTCTCTTTAGTATAATATTTTGGTAATAAATGATTTACATCAGAAGCACATACGTCAACTGTAAATCTAAATTCTTTTGAGAGCTGTTCCCATATTTCTTTAGGAGTTCTCACCCATTTCAGAGATTTAGCTGAAAAAGATAATTGATTTTTATTACGTTTAAGAGGCTTTACAACCACTAATTACCTTTTCCTTTTGGTTTAAATTTACTTAAATCAATTTCAATAACATTGTCATATTTTTTAATATGGTGTCTGAAATCTTCAGGAGGATAATTCTTTTTTCTCTCCTCGTTAATAGCAGTATCAGCTAATAAATAACCGTGTCTTTCAACAGTTCTTAAGAAAGCTGATAACATACTTCCTACTTGAACTGACGGACTATCTAACATACTTACATCTACTTTTTCACCTTGTTGTGGTTTTTCAAAGATAGAATAAGTTAAACTATTTGTCTTTAATCTAGGTTGATTTAAATTCCTTGTACCAACATCAGTTAACACAATTATTACTTGCATAATTTTTTTACCTTTTCTTTCAATTTAAAATACCAAGCATCAGCTATCTTATATAAAATATCAGGAAATTGATGTTGGCCTTTCGTTTGATTACACTGAAAACAAATAACCCAAATGTTATTTAGTTCATAACCTTTAGTGGTATCAATACGATCTACTGTTGGTGAATTTTTTACAGAACCTTGAGGTACTAATATTTTTTTACAACAAGGACAATGACTAGGAGTTATTGCGATTAAACCATCTATTGTTAACCCACAATTATGACCTCTACGTCTAACTTGTGCAGTTAAAGCATTTGAAGCCCACTTTCGCCAAGCATAGTTTTTAGTGGGTGTCAGCCCAAGATTTTCCGATTTTATATTCTCCTTCAAGGGAAACTCGGAGTTTAAGTCGTTGACCAGCTTCTCGAATTGATTGGGTTGCAATTTTTCCTACTCTCTCTGCCAACTCTGGTGTAGTTTCAATTTGAAATTCATCATGAATATTAGCCACTACAAACGCATCAATACCTTTTAAATTACTCCATAA